GAGCTAGGGGAGGTGGTGGCTACCCACAAAGCCAGGAAAGTCCTGGATGGTCAGGACTCCATAGAGGGGGAGTTAGCACAGGCAGGACTGGACACCAGTGACATAGAGTTAGGGGAGTTCACTGACAGGGTAGCTAACCGTCTGGAAAGACGGACCATGCAGGTGTCCCAGGACATCAGCCAGAGGCTGGAGGGGGAGATTAAGGACACACTCCAGGAGGGATGGTCAGAGGGTAAGTCCATCACTGACATAGAGCGGGACATAGAGTCCCTGACGGACAAATGGACTGACACGGAGGCAGAGCGTCTAGCTAGAGACCAGATGGGGAAAGCAGCCAAAGAGGGGAGGATGGAATTTGCCAGAGAGACGGCAGGGGAGGTAGGAGGCTGGTCCAAACAGTGGATCACCAATATAGACGGCAGGGAGCGGGACGCACATGCTCTGATGGATGGGGAGACAGTCCCCTTAGAGGAGCCATTTGTGGTAGACTACAATACGGAGGACCAAAACGGACCCAGTGGGGTGGAGGAGGAGTATCCCGGAGACAGTCAGTGGGGTATCCAGTGTAGGTGTGACTATGAGCTTATCCCCAGGGGAGTGGTCCAAAACGCAAAGGAGTGGGGACAGTCCGTGGAGTCTGACGCCAGGGAGGAGGTCAGAAAACAGCATGGGGTGGAGACCTGGAAAGTCCTCCTCCGCAAGGAGCTAGCTGTCCAAAGGGGGGACCTCTCCCGCTCGCAGGCATGGGAGGAGATGGGACTGGGGTCCAAAGCCACTTACTACAAATGGATAGAGCAGTCCGGCCTCAAAGGGTCACTGTAGGACTGACACTGTTTGGGAAAGACTTTTGTCAGTGGCTATAATACCATTAGGTGGAGGCAGTGTCACAATGGACCTACGTTGTAAAAACTGTGGCGTGGAGAAAGGTTACGCAGACGCAAATATAGCAGACCTCAAAGAGACCTGTGAGGAGACCAGGACTGTGGAGACTCCTGACGGTCCCCGCCAGGTCACTATTTCCTGCAGACATGACTGGCAGGAGATTTAGGTAGAGATGGACCTCCTGGATTGGACCGTCAGAGTCCTCCTTTTCGTGTTTTGTTTCCTGGTCCTGGGAGGGACCCTCCTCCTGGTCCTGGTGCTATAGAGCGGTCTTTTCTCCGGTCTGTCACGGTCATACCCAGGGTAAAGAGTCCAAAAACCACCCTCCAGGGGTGGAGAGGTCCTTATTTTTCCCCCAGGACCTCCAGTGGGTGCTTTCACGACAGAGGGGGTCCGGTGCTAACCTCCCTCTGATTTATCTCTGCCACTCCTACGGAGGTGAAAAGCCCCCGTGGAGGAGCTATAGGCCCTACCCATGAGAGTTCCACACCTACTATGACAATAACCCTCATACGACAAATAGCTTACTCTGACGGGGTAGACACAGGGTAAACGTCAGACTAAACCTTTACTTAAGGGGGGTATAGATGAGAGTGGATGAGTCCCCAGACAGTCCAGAAGCGGGTCCCTATTGTAAAGGTAGATGAGGAGGAGCAGGTAGTCACTGGTCCAGTCCTCATCCCTGACCAGGAGGACCGTCATGGGGATGTTGTCAGAGAGGAGAACATAGAAACAGTGGCCTGGAAATTCATGGAGGACTACCAAAACGTGGACCTCATGCACACATTTGAGGAGGTAGGGGTCCCAGTAGGTAGCCTCCCGCTCCCAGGGGACCTCAAGCTAGACCCAGAGGGACTCCCTGGAGGGGAGCCAGATGTCTCCTTTGAGGAGGACGTAATCCCAAAGGGGACCTGGCTGTTCCAGGTCAGGGTCACAAAGGATGAGGTCTGGAAAGGAGTCATGGATGGAGACTACACTGGTTTCTCCATCTACGGTCAGGGAGAGAGACGCTCCCTGGAGGAGGCTGCAGATGACTAACCTTCTGGACCTGGATTTTGTGAGCCATGTCTCCCTAGTGGATGACCCTGCAGTGGATGACGCTAGATTTCTGGTAGCCAAACGAGCAGACGGGGACCCTCCCATCAGCAAGGAGGGGAGGACACTCTCCCAGAGAAACTTTGACCGTCTGGAGTCCATCCTCCAGTCTGTCAAAAACGGGAGAGTGGCAGAGGTAGAGGAGGAGCTAGAGGCAGTCCTCTCTGACGTAGCAGACCCAGGCCAGCTAGAGCAATCAAACACACTACAAAAGGTAGCAAAAAGCATGAGTGGAGACAGTAACACTGACGTAGAGGAGTTCACACAGGCAATTAAGGAGGCTGCGGCAGAGGGGGTCCAGGAGGGA